GAAAAGTCTCCTGAGGGTTACAATAGGCAACTATGGCAACCCTTAATTCGTACATCACAGACGTTCGCAGGCTTCTCCACGATGCCAACGGGAACTTTTGGTCTAACGATGAGATTACGGATTACATCAACGATGGGCGTGAAAGGGTAGTACGAGACACTGGTTGCCTGCGTACTCTGCAAATATCCGCTACACCACTTGCGCCAAACGGAACAGCCGCGACAATCTGGTCTGCTGGTCTTGTTGTCACCGCTGGACAGTACATATTCTCAAATATCTTTATCTACCAGGTTACGGTAGGCGGGACTCTGGGTACTACAGCCCCGCCGTACCCCGCGTCAGGAACCAATTTTCCCCCGTCAACGGCTTTTACTAACGGTACAGCTACGCTGTTGTACGCACAAAGTGCAGAAATTATCCCGTTTTCGTCGTTACCTAATGGTTCGCAGACTCTGGATGTTCTTAACCTGACAATCTACTGGGGTAATTCTAGAATCCCCTTGCGTTACCTGCCCTGGACGAACTTTAATGCCCAGTTGCGTTACTGGCAAAACTACGTTGGACGGCCTGTGTGCTTTTCAACGTACGGTCAGCAGCAAATTTACATCTCACCCGTGCCTGACCAGTCATACAGCATGGAAGTAGACACGGTTGTGCTGCCTTCTCCGTTGGTTTTGACCAATCCTACGGTTAATGACTCCATCAACGACCCGTACACCGTTCCTGTGGCGTTCTACGCGGCCTACAAAGCCAAGTACAAAGAACAAAGCTACGGAGAATCTGAGATTTTCCTCCAGCAGTACAACCGCCAAGTACAGAGCGTGTTGAACTCGGTCTTTACGCGCAGAATTCCGGACCCGTATAGCAGTCCTTACTAAGATGGCATCCCAAGAACAGAAAAAAACTTACACTGTTCTGAAGACGTTCGGGGGCATCAACACAAAAGCCAACCGGACAGCCATTAAAGACAGTGAATTTGCTTGGTTGGAAAACGCCATGCCTATTGGCGACTCCAACATCAAGATTGTTCCTGCTCAAAGCGCGGTTAGAGATAGCACAGGCAATGTTGTTGTGTTTTCCAACACAACTTCTTATCTAACTTCGACAAATATCAACGTATCTGACTACATAGTCAGTTTTGAGACAGACGGAAGCGCACAAGCATTCAATTTGAACAGCAATGTGACCAGCAACGTAGCAATTGCAGGCACATTCAGTAACGCAAACGTCAGTTCTGCTCAGTGGAAAAACCAAAGACTGATCATTGCCGATCCAGACAAAGGATTGTCTAGTTGGGATGGTGCAAACGTAGTTTCTATAGGGTCAGTTGGCCTGATAGCCGTTTCTAACCCAGGTTCTGGCTACACTTCTGCGCCAAACGTGGTGATCAGCGCACCCAACGATGCTAACGGGGTGCAAGCAGTAGCCACGGCCACGATCGTCACCGGATCTGGTGGAATAAGATCTGCGTATGTAACATCTGGAGGCAGTGGATACACTGCTGTTCCAGACGTGACCATTGGTCCACCTAATATCACAGGTGGAACCAGGGCTACAGCAGTTGCAAGCATCAGCGGTGGTGCGGTTGTCTCTATTGGAATTGTTGAATCAGGTTCTGGATACACATCTGTACCTTCTGTTAGTTTTTCTAGCGGAGGTGCTGCTGCTACAGCAGTCATTTCTACGGGCGGTGTCAGCAGCGTCTTTCTGACAAACGCAGGTAGTGGGTACACATCAGCTCCAACCATCACTTTTTCTGGCGGTGGCGGGTCTGGCGCTAACGCTATAGCCCAAATCGTCACGTTCAAGACGGGAACAGTTAGCATCCTGCTCAACAACGGTGGGTCTGGCTATACGTCAGCACCAACGGTGGCTATTAACGGTGCTAACACCACTCCTGCAACTGCTACAGCTATTGTTTTAGGGAACACGGTCTCATCAATTGTGATGACCAACCCAGGTGCAGGGTACACAACCGCAAACGTGACTCTTTCTGGCGGTGGATTCACTACCGCTGCCAACGTCACGGCAGTTGTAAACACGGATCAGATAGTTTCTACCGCTACATTCTCGGGTAGAACCTGGGTGGCGGCAGGAAGAACCGTCTACTACTCGGCAGCAGATTCGTATAGTGATTTCACCAGCGTGTCCGCCGGATCGTTCACCATTTCAGACTCTACGTTGCACGGCAACATCCGTGCCCTGCTGTCAGCAAACAACTTTTTGTACATTTTTGGCGAGACAAGTATCAACGTCTTTTCTGACGTTAGGGTTGACACCAACGGTCAGACTATTTTTACCAATACCAACGTTTCTGCCAGCGTAGGAACCAAGCGTATCTACGCTATCTACCCGTTCTTTAGAGCTGTGCTGTTCATGAACGACTACGGAATCTATTCCTTAGTAGGTTCTACCACCAGCAAGTTGTCAGACCCTCTTGACGGGATATTCCAGAACATTGACTTCACCCAGCCGATCAGCGGTGGTCAAGTCCTACTGAACAACATACTATGCGCGGCATTCTCCTTCACTTACAACGACCCGGCAAATGGAGCGAGAAAGGTCCAGGCAGTGTTTTTCGAGAAGAGGTGGTTTCTAACCTCCCAAGGAGCGTTGGACTACATCACTTCCGTCCCTACAGCGGGGGTCATTCGCCTCTATGGGACCGCAAACTTAAGCCTTTACCGTCTCTATGCTAATTCTACTGCCAATGTAGCAACTATCATTCAGACTGCTCTCATGCCTATGGGTGACCCCATACGGACCAAGCAGGCATTGAAGTTTGGACTAGAAGCTCAGTTACAAGCATCGTCTACTCTGTTCATCAGTGTAGACAATGAACAAGGGATTGGATCGACTGGTGCTTATACTATAGACAACTCGGTTGTTTGGCTGAACAACTACTACCAACCAGTAACGTGGCAAAACAATAGTTTGCAGACGGTTGGATGGGAAACGTCTTACGGGTACTCTTTATACAAGTCAGATGCCCAACAGTACGGAAAGTATCTTGGGTTAACCATAAATAGCAACAGTGCCGGATATACTGTGAATACTTTTGAGTTTGAACACGAATTGAGAGCGAGGTTCTGATGACTGTCCCATACGCTTTTGCAAATGCAAGCGGGAACATTGCCCTTGCTAAGTTGGACGCCAACTTCAACACTCCAATCACGATTGGCAACACGTCTGTCTTGCTTGGGAACACAGTCACAACGCTCAACAACCTTACTCTTGCTAACGTAACTGTCACAAGTGGAAATGTTGCATTTATCATTCCTGCGTCCAGCGGAGGCACTGGGCTGGCATCTCCTGGGAACTCAGGAAATGTTCTCACAAGCACCGGTACTGCTTGGATTAGTAGCGCAAGTTCAGGCGGCAACGCCACGGTTGCTGATGGTTGCATATATTTGAACAGCCTGACGATCAGCAATAGTTACACCATAGCAGCAAATTTAGGTGCAATGTCTGTCGGACCAATTTCTTTTGCTGGAGGAGCCAATGTTTCCATCTCTAGCGGATCCCGTTACCTTGTATTTTGAGGATTAAAAAATGAGTTCAATTTCTGCTGGAACCGGAACTGGAGCAGGTTTAGTATTTTCTTCGGACACCACCGGATCGTTGGTGTTAAACGCTAACGCCACTACTACTGCGCTGACGCTGAACACTTCGGGTGCTGTTGGGGTTGGTACCTCTCCGTCTTACGGAACTTCTGGGCAAGTTTTAACATCCTCCGGTAGCACTGCCGCTCCAACGTGGTCTTCTGTTCAGGCGCCAATTACGCTAACAACGACCGGCAGTTCTGGCAACGCTACTTTTGTAGGAACAACTCTTAATATCCCGAATTATTCTGGAGGAGGCGGAAGTGCTGCAACGCCCTCGACGTTGGGAACGGTATATGGAAAAACACCAACAACGGGTACGGGGCTAGCCACATTATTGGGATATAACACTCCAAGTTCTTATAGTGGAAACGGAACAACAGGCATTGGATTTAATGCAATAGCGTCCCTAACTGGCGGAAATTATAATACAGTAGTTGGTTATCAATCGCTATTCAGTCTTGTAACAGGCGCTCAAAACACTTGCGTTGGATATTTTTCTGGATTTAATTACAACGCAACAGGGAGCGGAAATCAAACTTTTGTAGGTTATTATGCTGGTGGAGCAGCTACAACCGGAAAAAACAATACATTTGTTGGAGTTGGATCTGGACTATCTGTAGATACTGGAAATACAAATACGGCTATTGGTATAGCCTCTATGCAACTTGCATCTCCAACCACCGTAGTAAATTCAACTTGTATTGGAGCAAATACTGACGTAACTGGAAACAACCAAGTTCAAATCGGAGATTCTTCGACAACCACTTACGTTTACGGAACAGTTCAAAATCGTTCAGACTTGCGCGATAAAACAGACGTCCGTGATACCCAACTTGGTTTGAGTTTTATTAATGCTCTTAGACCTGTTGATTACAAATGGGATATTAGAGAAGATTACAGACCAGAAAAGCCCGAAGACATTAGTGACAAAGACGCGATGGATGCTTGGCGTCAAGCGTCTAATTTGTCAGTTTTGGTTCACGATGGCAGCAAAAAGCGTGGCCGATTCCATCATGGGTTGATCGCCCAAGAGGTAAAAGCCGTTCTGGATGCCCAAGGTATTGACTTTGGTGGATATCAAGATCACAAAGTCAAGGGTGGAGAAGACGTTCTGTCGATTGGTTACGACGAATTGATTGCACCACTAATCAAAGCAATTCAAGAATTGACTGATCGAATCAAAGTACTAGAGGCCAGATAAGATGGGAATTCAAGCCTTTACCCCTATGGGGAACACCGTAACTTTTACAGCTACCAACAGTTCTCCAACTACGTCCACCCAAGCTGCGTCTACAACCCTTGGTGGAAATCAGTATCGAATCATCAACAGCGGTAATGTTACGGTGTTCATGGGATACGGGCAGTCCAACGCCAGCGCAGTAGCCAATGCTGTTGTAGTCACCAGTACTCAGTCATCTATCCCGCTACTGTCAGGCACAGATGAGATTTTGACGTTCACTCCTAACGCTTACTTTGCTGGTATAACTAGCAGCGGCAGTGCTGTGATATACATTACTCCAGGCGACGGGGTGTAACATGGTTTTGAAGACTGTTTCTACTCTTGGTGCTACTGGTGGTGGAGGCGGTGGTTCTGGAACGGTGACCTCTGTTGGCATGACGGTGCCAACATTTTTATCGGTTACTGGATCTCCAATTACTACTAGCGGAAACTTAGCTGTTTCTTTGTCGGGGACTGCTTTACCTGTTACCAGTGGTGGGACTGGTCTTATAACAGTTCCTACTGGCAACGTAGTTATTGGTAATGGAACT